TCTTGAAGCTGCGAATTATAAGTACAGTTTTGATGTAAGCCGTTTCCAAGTATTTAACGCAGGAGACTTTGCAATTGATCCAAGGGAACATGCATTGAACATCACTCTTCAAGGTGAATCGCTAGGTAATGCTACAATTTTCAACCGAACGACAGGCGATCGATTTATTTACTATCCTGAATTTTCAACAAATTTAGGACAGACTGTCACGCTAGATCGTGTTTATCCGAAACTAAATGGTGTCAATCGTGGTATTGACACAAACTTAAGTCTGATCACTTTAGTTCCTGGTATTAACGAAATAGAAATACAGAATGTATCAAACGTGAAGTCCTCTTGGGATTTCCGTTACTTGTATAAGTAGGTGATAACGTGACAAACATCATCATTCAGAATTACGAAAAGACAAAGAAGGAGCTCCTTGTTGATTATGACAAGGACTCTTTTTTTGAGAATTGGCAACAGAATGAAACATGGGAAGTTAGTTTAGATGTTACTAAGACAGAAGTAAACAGCTATGCTTTTGACCTTGTTGATTATGAAAATTCCATACTATTGAATGGTCAAGAATTTGTTATTAAATCTATGACGACTTCTGGCGAAGGGGCACAAGTAACTAAGAGTATTACTGCTACGCATGTTTACTACACGATTCAGGATGGAAGACAATACAATACTCTGCAGCCGAACGGAGCGAAAAGTATCCAACAATTACTCTCCCATATCTTCAGCGCGGGAAATCGAGGATTCACTTGGGAAGTCGTAGATCCGAATAAAAAGTTTCTTACGGTTGAACAAGAAAACTTTGGCAATGCGAATTACTTAAAGCTGATTGAAGAAATATTAAGTGATTATGATGCGGTGGTTATTCCAAATAATAAACATCTAACCTTCTATCCACGCTCAGAGTTCGGGGATAAAGTTCAGGAGCAGATTCGATACAAATACAACACGGATTCAGTGAAGTTCGACATAGACACCTATTCGTTGAAAACGCAGATTAAGGGATTTGGTAAGAAAAAGGAAGATGACACGTATTATTTCTCTCCGATTACTTACACTTCTCCCGAATCGGAGAAATGGGGAATACGGATACAAGATCCGGTAGAAGATGAGCGATATACGGTTGTTGGTAACATGATGGGACGACTAAAAAAAGATTTACAAGATTATCCTTCAATCAGCGGTTCAGTAACTCTGAAATGGCGAATTGATCCACAAAAAGGAGATTATGTACCATTCATTTATGAACCGCTAAATATAAAAACGTACATTCAAATTGTGGGAATTAAGACATATCCTGCATTACCTAATAAACCGCCTGAAATCACGTTATCAAATACGAAGAAAACAATGACATCAATACTAGCGAACTTAGCTAGGAAAGGAGTGATTTAGTGGAATTACTAAAACTCATTAAAAATAGAATTTCAACAGAATGGAAAAAAACGTTCAACGATAATGTGGATATTTTGAACGGTATTACACGTGACCAAAATCAAAAAATAGACGTTGTTGATAAGAGAATTGACAATCTAGTCTTGCGCAGTGGCGGTGAGTCCCCGAATGAAGTAGTGGATGCACGTGTTAATAATACGGGCAAAACTTTCGATACGCTTGAATCTAGGTTGCTCGCTGCAGAAAACCAAAATGATCAAAACATTGAAGAAGCAAATCGTCAAATTTTAGAAAACAAATATCAACTCGCTCAATTAAATGGAGTAGTTAGAATGCTATACAATGCAGCGGGATCAAATATTGCTATTTATGTTTCTAAAGAACGTGGAAGTGATGTCGCTGGAGATGGGACACAAGAAAAACCTTTTCGCACGATTCAAACTGCTGTAAATCAAATCCCCTTAATTAATCGTTCGAACACCACAATTTTTATTGAAGACGGAACCTACTTAGAGGATGTGCGTATATCTAATTGCTCGGCAGCATCCATTTACATTCGGACTATACAAAATGTTGACAGTCTAGATATTAAGGCGAATGTCATGCCGGTCAAAGTTCGATCAATCGGCTTTACCTACTGTCAAGGATATTTCAATTTGTATGGCTTAGAATTTATAGATCAAGCGAATGCAACAAGCGTGTTTAGTACTAAACTTTCAGCTTTTTGTGAACAGGGAGGGTATTTATCACTAAGTAAATGCGGGTTTAGAGAAAACACGAAAGCTTTAGATCATAACACTCTTTATGTCGGTGGGACTGGTCAGATGGCTGTTTATGACTGTATGTTTGTAAATCAAAAAGTGATTGCAAGAGCAAATTTGATGGCAGATTTAAATTTCGCTAGTCCAAATGGTTTTGGGTGTGAAACTGGTGTAATTTCTAATACGGCAACCGTGAGAACATCAAACCTATCTTCTGTGGCGACAACTCCTACAAAAACAGAAGGAAATGGGCTGATTATTACTAAAGGGACGGTGTTGTAATTGTTCAAGATTAGCGAAGAAATAATTGTGATCCAAGCTGAAGCAACTACTCCTATACCAACTGGAGTGGTTTTTTGGTCTCATGACAAAGGGACTGCAAAACTGATCATTCAGTTAAAAAAAGATCATCTAAATCAGACCTTACCTCAAGGAACAATCGTACCGATTCTTTTAGAGTTCAATTCAGCCACAGCAGAGAATGGCAAAGGGCGTCATATTTACCATGCGATAATTGAAGATGCTTTAGAGGGAATTGTCTCCATTGTTTTAGAAGATAATATTCTCGGTTACGTTGGCCGTGTGGATGGTTCGGTTTATATTGAGTTACCTGATTCACGGTCACTTGATACTGCCGGTCGATTTACTTTTGACATTAAACGAAGCCCGATTGATGATGATGTTCCTGAATTGGAAGATTACTATTGGCAAGGTTTCAGCGAAATTAACAAAGAATTTGTCGACATGAAGAACAAATTGAACACAGCAATCGTTGATTTTGGAAACAAAAAGAATGAAATTGTTCAAGATTTTAATACAAAATTTACTGAAGTGAATACAGCATTGACTTCTGCTTTAACTGAATTTGAAAAGGGAAACTTTTATACTAAACCTGAAGCAGATGATCTTTTTTTCAGTAGCGAAGATTTGGCTACTAAAGAAGAAGCAGAAGCTGGCGAAGATAACACTAAACCGATGACACCACTTCGAGTTTTTCAAGCAATCGCTAAATGGACGAAAGACAAATTCGTTTCAAAAACTGAGAACGAAACGGTTTTGGGGACTAAGAACTTCCAAGATGGGATTACTTTTGGGGATGGCTCCTTACTTCCATCAAAAAGAAAATCAGCTATATCAAAAAAAATTTATTCGCCAGAAACGGATCCAGGGATGTATGCCAACGGGATGATAGAACTTGAGAGGGACGGAAATCTGGTTACTTGTACGTTTGCGTTCAAACCTGTAAACACGCATGCACACGGAGCTAAAGTAATTTGGTCGCTAGGCGAATTTGAGCCTGAAGGCACAATAAGAATGCCGACTTGCGAGGGTGGTTGCTATTTATATACTGATCCCACGGATGGAAATGCAATCAAAATCGGTAAAGGATTGACAAAAGATCAATGGGCAACCGGAACTATGAGTTGGATTGCGAAAAACAGAATCTAGGAGGAAGCATAATGAAAGTAATTTATAAAGTCTTGTATCCAATGGGATTTGAAAAGCATGAAGTTTCTGATGATTTTCCAACTTCTATTCCGTTTGTGGAAGATGTGCCGTTTTCATTCAAAAAGAAAGAAAACGAAACGGAAAATGAATTTCTGAATCGGCAACAATCCCAATTCTATAATTTTGCGGAGAGAAAATGGGAAGAAGCCGTGACTCAAGATTATTCGAAGAGGCTAAAATTATTGGAAACTTTAACAGAGACTGTTCAGAAAGAAAACGAAGAGCTTAAGAAGACGGCTGAAGAACAGGCGATTCAAACGACGGATACGCAACTAGCAATAGCTGAAGTTTATGAAATGTTGGTTCCTGCAAGCAAGGAGGCTAATTAAATGGTAAATATTTACGTCAATTTGATTCAGAAAGGTCTGAGAACTATTGAAGAAGTACCTAAAACAATCAGAAAAGAAGTGCAAGCAATCTTGGACGCAGAAATTGCGGATTAGGATTGCTTTTTGTTTACTCAGAAAAGAGGTGAATACAATGGCAGTAGTCTACGCGACGTTGATTATCAAAGGTAAGAAGACGATCGAACAAGTACCTGGTCTGATCCGCGAACAAGTGAGAGAAATCTTACTGGATATGGATTTACCAGAATTAGCAGAGTAGCACACTTTCGAGTGTGCTTTTTATTTTGATTGGAAGGTGGAAAGGCATGTGTTGAACATTGAATTAGTTACAAGGTGGATTGAATGGCTAACGGTAATCGGCGTGGCTGTGCTAACAGTTATTCGACCCATTATGAATAGCTTCAACAAGATAAGTGAGAACTTGACCAAAATGACTCACAGCTTAGATTTATTGAACCGTGATTTACAAGCAAGCAAAGAAGATCGAACAAGTATCCATGACGAATTACAACGACACGATGAACGGTTGGATTCTCATAACGATCGTTTGATTGAACACACACAACAGATTAAAACCCTATACAAAGAAAGGAATAATTAAAATGAAAATCAATTGGAAATTAAGAATCAAATCGAAAGCATTTTGGGTGGGCGTTGTCCCACTAGTCATTCTATTAGTTCAGGCGGTCGCTGCTGCATTCGGCTATACATTAGACCTTTCTTCTTATGGAGATAAGGCATTAGCTGTAATCAACGCGCTGTTCGCTTTATTGGCTTTCTTAGGAATTACTGCCGACCCTACAACGCATGGGTTATCTGATAGCGAACAGGCATTGACCTATTCGAAACCGAAGAAGGAGGAGGACGAATAACATGGTATTAAATGTAGTAGACGTGGCTTCACATCAAACAGTTCAACAAGCAATCACTGCTGGGGCAGATGCTTGTATTGTTAAAGCTACACAGGGAACAGGGTATATTAATCCTAAGTGTGATGCTCAGTATCAATTAGCAAAACAGCATGGATTATTACTCGGGGTATATCATTACGCCGGAGGTGGAAGTCCCATTTCAGAAGCCGATTATTTTCTAGCAAATATTAAAGGATATATTGGTGAAGCCATTTTGATTTTAGACTGGGAAGAATATCAAAACGCATCTTACAATAATACGAATTGGGCACGTCAATTCGTCAATCGCGTACATGAAAAAACAGGTGTCTGGTGTGTGCTTTACGGCAATCGTCAAGATATTGATCGTTGCTTAAACCTAGTGAATGATTGTGCTTTATGGTTTGCAGGTTATCCGACAAACACTCAACGGGATTGGAACGCTCCAGAATTTATCTATAATATTTCACCGTGGAAAAGTATGATTGGTTGGCAGTATAGTGCTGCTGACGTAGATCGTAGTAAGTTCTATATTACTAAAGAACAATGGAATAAGTACGCAAATCCTTCTCAAACAAATAAACCTAGTCCAGCGCCACAACCAGCTAAGCCAAACAAAACAGTTGATCCAACAACCGCAGGGCAACACTTCCCGATTATGCAAGATCCTAAATTCCCGCAAAACAAAGCTCATCTGGATCGTTTTGGTCCAGTAGGTAATAAATTAGTAGTGGAAGGTTGGCATACAACTGCTTCAAAGCATGAGTTTATTATCGTTATGGATCGAGTAAAAAATAAGGAGCTTGCCAGAAAAGAAGTCAAACCAATTGCCCGTCCAGATGTTAAAAAAGCATTTGGATTATCTTATGACCAGGTTGGATTTAAAACAGAATTTGATTTAGCGCAATTCAAGGGCCATTCTGTAATCGTTCTACTTCGTGCAACAAATGATCCAAAGGGGAATACAGCGGGAGGCTTCCAAGACTTCACAGAGACTCGTTGGTATCACGATATTAAGTGACATTAAAAAAGAGTTTAGGCGAGAATGCGCTTGCAAGATATTAACAAAAGAGCTATTATGAATGTGTAAGTTTTGCCAGAACTTACTTCTTTTTCATAACTA